GATCCAGCCTTCGGAGTGGCTTCCGGATGTCTGGGGCGAAACAGGCGATGCACAGTTCCCCGATCTCAAAGCGGTTCAGGAGACCACCGCGGCCGTTATGGCGCATTACAATTCTGTTGCTCAGGGAATTACGCAGGGGAGATGGCTTGAACCGATCTATGAAGTTGATCCCAACAGTGACGAGACTCTTTGGGAACCCTGGCTTGATGGGTTTGTGACCGCCCAAGCGCTCCGCCCACAGGCTTGGGCTGATCTGTATGATCGATCCGACAAGAAAACGCAGTCTAGTTTGCAGTTCTTTATGGCACTTCACGACATCTACACGGGGAACGCCACGTTTGACGATAAGACAGTTGATGAGATCGATGAAAGCGCCCCGAATATCATTCCCAACTGTGTCGCGACCATCCTCAAATCCTCGCGCCCGGAGTTGTTTCAGCCTGCGAATGGCAATGCGGCCCCGGCGCGTAAGACGAAGATCGGCCGGAACGATCCCTGTCCCTGCGGGTCGGGGCGCAAATACAAGCTCTGTTGCGGGGCCCATTAATACTCACCACCATCCAACACCTCCTCCCATCCGGTGTCGGCCGCATTGCGCAGCTTCAGAGCGGGCGGTGTGACGCTGGTATCAAGCCAAAGCATGCCGGCTTTGGTGTCAACTGGCTCAGAAGGACCGGCGTTCACGGTCTGCAGGGCGGCGATGATCTCGTTAAGACGGGCGCGCACGGCGGCCCCGGCTTCATTTAGCAGGGTAAAAGAGGGTGTCTGGCTCATGGGCTGACCTCATCGGCATGCAGGCGGAGTTTTGTGACCAGCGGCGAGTAGCCGGTATCTGTGGTGCGCAGCCAGGCGCGCGCTTCAATGGCCCGGGCTTCAATCTCATGACTGTCGACACGCCCCCAGTCGGACCAGACGGGGGCTGCTGCCGGATCATCGTCGGTCTCGCGGGCTTCCAGCACCACATCGACCTCGGCACCTTCGGCCCCGTCAAAGTCCGCCCAGCTGTCCATCGGGCTCAATCGATCGTCGATCAGATCCTGCAGGGCCAAAACCGAAAGATCGATCTCGCTGCGCAGGCGAATGCGGCGCAGGGTGCCAAAGTCGAGGCCGAGATTGAAGGCGTAAAGGCCTTCGGAGGCCACGGTGATCCGGGCGCCGGTTCCATCCAGGTCTTCTGCAATCTGCAGCCCGGCCCCACTCACACCCAAATCCGTTTTGCTACCTACAAAACCGGGATCGGCCATCAGACTGTCGACCGGGGCAAAGCGGACGGCCTGAGCAGCTTTGGTTGTGATCATCGCCACCGGACCCAAACGCCCGCCGCTGTCTTCGGCCCGCAGCAGATAGGTGCCGGGCTTGGCTGGAACGACTGCAAGAGCTTCAGCGCCAGCCACACGGTCCATCGAAACAGAGTTCGCCCAGGCAGGCGTGCCGGCCGTGGAATGGCGGATGACAATGGCGCCACCCAACCGAACATCCGGATCGGGGGATTTCGACCACTTGAGAATTGCCAGCCCGCCGGCGGTTTGCAGGGTCAGGCCGTCCAGAGCTTGCGGTGGCGCCGAAAGCCCCAGGATTTCCACAGACCGCTCCCGCCAGTTTGAACGCACGCCCAGCGCCGAGATGGCTTTGACGCGGTAGGTCCAGAGACCAGCGGCAATGTCGCGATGGTTAAACCGCGTGTCTGTGGTTTGTCCCAGATCCTGCCAGGGGGCGTCCGGACCCTCTGCCTCATTCCGGGCAGCAATCTGATAACGCTCTACAAAAGCACTGGCAGATGGTGCCCAGGTGATGTCTGCCTTGATCTTCAGCGCGCCACCATCACGGGTCACATAGAGGCTTTCGGTAACCTCGGGCGTGCCGGGGGCTGGCAGATCAAAGCCCGAGGGCAGGGCGGTGCGCGGGGCGGCGGCATAGATCTGCTCCTCGCTGGCGTCCCAATCATAGATGAGCGGCGAGGTCTCGCGCAGGGTCAGGTCGGGCAGCAGCGCCACAGCCTCTCCTTCGCGGACAAGCTCGAGGTTTTGCCGCACCACTTCGAAAGGTTTGGCGACAAAGCCCCAGCGGGCGTAATCCAGCGCCGCCGTGCCCCCCACATCCGGCGCCCAGGCGGTGAGCTTGCCTACAAGCCGGACCGACATCTGCCGGCGGGTGCGCTCAAGCTCGATCTTTGCGAGCCGCTGCGCACAGGACGCAGAGGTGGTGAACGGCAACGAGATATCCCGCCAACGCTGCTCACCCTGGTCCTCAGTGAGATACACATCCGAGGCGATGGCGGGAAAGTCGTCGGGCTGCCAGTTGTTCTCTGGTGAGATGAACTGGCCGCGCACCCCGTTGCAGTTCTCTGCCATGGAGATGCGGGTCGAGAGCGTCATGCCGCCCGGGCGGATATCATCGGGACCCAGGGTGATTTCCGGCATCCGGTAGGCACCGGTATGAATGCGCCAGCGCCCCGCTTGCATAACGCAGATGCCAGCCATGGCTGTGAGCATCGCTTCGATATTGGTCTTGGGGTCTTGGGCCAGCGAGACCACGCCATTGCAGGTATAGCGCGGCTCTGAACCGTCATCGGCGCGCGGCACCTCCTCGTCACTGATGTTTGCAGCTTCGATGAGATCATCGGGATCAATGCCATCTTCGGTCCCATAGGAGGCTCCGAGACCGAAGCGCGTGAGCGATATGTAATCCGCGAGGCACAGCGCGGCGTTGTTGGTATAACCCCGCGTGCCCAGACGTGGGTCAAACACATCGTTTTTGCCGTCGAGATCCACGGTGATGTTGTTCGGAATGCCAGAGGGAAACACGTCCGGATCATAGGTCAGCTGCAGATGGATCGCGGCAATGCCGGCCAACCGATGCGCGCTGGTCCACTTCTCGGGGACCGCAGCGCGCAGCCCCGCAAAGGCCGCTTGATCGTCGGCCCCCAAAGCTTTCTCGAGTGTGACCTTGCCCGCATAGCGCCCGACGGCAGTGCCGGCGGCATCCACGGCTTCTTCACCGTTAAAATACACCGAGCCGATCGACTGCACCTGATGGCCGGCCAGCGCGATGACCAGATGCAGATACTGGTCGCGATCGCCCCGGCTGTGCAGAAAGACAATCACCCCGCCCTTTCGGCGAGAGCCGTAGACAATCTCGCGCTGGGCCACAGGCGCTCGGACCGAGACAGAGCGGGACAGAGAGCCCACCTGAGGCTGCGGCATCAGCTTTTGCGCGGCCGCTGTCAGCACCAGCGTGCCGGCAGTGCGCAACAAAAACGCCTGTATGCCACCGGCCGCCAGGGTGGTGCTGATCCATGTGGCGACAGAGGTGATGGCAGGAACCAGAAAGGGCATCAGAGCCTCCAGGCCAGGCGGCAGGTGGAAAGTGGCAGAAAGCAAAGTCCAGACGGCGTCAGGAACGCGCCGCGTGCGCCAGCACAGATGCCGAAGGCGTCCGGGCGTCCGCCGAGAAGAATGTCACCGCGTTGTGCCAGCCGGGTAGAGGGCAGGGGCTCACTCAGCAGATCACGGCCCATGGCTTCCAGATCGGACCATCCGAGGCGGCGCATCACGCGGGCAGCACCTGATGCCGTGGTGTAGGTGCCACGCCAGAGGGCGGCTACATCCTTACCGTCTGTCAGCATTTGGCGCAGATCGAAGACCCAGGTGGCGCAATCATGGGTGCCCCAGGCAAAGGGCGAGGTGCGCGCGGCGGTGAGGGCAGACGCCAGATGGCGCTCCCAATGGGGAATGCGGGGCATATTTCTTCCTGGATTGACGGATCCCAAATTGTGTATTAAATTACACAGATGCTCGAGTTACGTCAGACTGAGGTGTTCGCCGATTGGCTGAACGGATTGCGCGACCGTCGTGCTCAGGCGCGGATCGATATCCGGTTGAGGCGCCTCAGTCTCGGGCACTTCGGGGATAGCAAATCTCTGGGCGACGGCGTCAGCGAATTGCGCGTAGATTACGGCCCCGGTTATCGGCTGTATTTCACGAGGCGAGGTGAGCAGATTGTGGTATTGCTCTGTGGTGGTGACAAGAAGCGGCAGAATGCCGACATCGCCCGGGCGAAGGAAATGGTGAAGGAGGTGGGTGATGCCCCTTAAGACGACTGAATGGGATCCGGTCGAGCGACTGGAGAACCTTGAGGCACAAGAAGCCTATCTGGAAGCCGCTTTCGAAGACGGCGATCCGGATCTTATTGTGGCCGCGATTGGCGACATCGCCCGTGCCCGCGGTATGAGCGAGATCGCCTCCCAGGCAGAGGTGAGCCGTGAAGTGATGTACAAGTCCTTCCGTCATGGCGGCAATCCAACATTGGCCACGCTTTCGCAGGTTGCCAAAGCACTCGGATACCGGATCAACCTGCAGCGCTTGGTCGAAGGCCAGGCCTGACCACTTCACCCCCGCCCCCATGTCACCTCCTGATCCTGAATGGCGGCAACATATTCGAGCCCTTTGTCTCCTGGGTAAAGCACCTGCTGGCTTTCGTGCGTGTAGCGCCAGTTGCGCGGCGTGGTGAGGTCGATAAGCCGGCTTTCATAAGAGATGCTGATGGTACACCGCGTGGCATCATCGGTGATCTCGGGCACATCGAGCCGCCCTGCAAAGGCCTGCACAGGATCGGCAATGATGGCGCCGTTCTCATCCAACAGCCCGATCCAGACCTTGCCCGGAAGACCCTGACGGGCGTCGGCAATGGCCGCCGAGACCAGCGCGGGATCGACGCCGGAGAGGCTGATGGTGACACCGCTGGCCGCCACCTCGGTGCTTTCTTCCAGCGCGCCGAGACCCAGGAGATATCCGGCGCCCGACCAGGTCTCGCCGTTCCAGGGGATCTCGCCCAACCCTGACCAAAGCCGGAGGGTGCCAGAGGCAAACTGGCCCTCATAAAAGATCACCGGTTTGAGATCTCGGGCTCCCAGAGCCGCGGCAAACTCCGGTGTCAGGGTTTTGGTCATCAGAGAGCCTCCCGGGCGGTGAGTGTAAAGCGATGCGTGTCGGCCCGCGTGATCCGTGTCGGAACCGAATTGTTGAGCCGCAAGCAGACCTGTGGGGCTGTAATGTTGAGCGGTGCGCCCTCCAGCGGCGCGGAACGCAGGGCGGGCACAAAGCTCAGTGTGGCTTCGCCAAAGGCATCCGGTGTCACGTCTGCCGTCAGCTGGTAAAGCCGTGTGGCGGCACTGGCGCCAAGGCTGAAGAAGTCCCCATTTTGAGGCGCCGCGCCCGCGTCCCAGCCACTTGTTGCGAGCGCTGTGCCCGTCTGAGCACCTCCAATAACATAGGGCGCACCAGGCAATGAGGCCTGCGCGCGGGCAGACGGATCCGCCAACAAGAACCGTCCAGCAGCACCGCTAAGAGCGGCCAGGAAGGCCGAGAGAATGCGCGCGTCACGCCCCCTGGTGATCCCCATCTCGATCTCGTAGCGCCACCAGCGCCCACCCCAATCCTGCACTTGGCTTGTACCGGTAAAAGCGGACGGCACCGGGGCCACGGCCGCCTCAAGTGTGCGGGTGAGGGAAGACACCAGTGTGAGAGGTAAGACGGGGATCGTCATAACTTGTATCCCCGCCCGAGCCGCACGCTCACCTCGTCACGGGCAATTCTGCGTACCGCAGGCAGCATCTCTTCGAGCTTGTGGGCAATCTCTTCGGCCACACCGGCCTGAGCCCCGCGCGCATCGACATGGATGGTCACAGCTTGGGCCTGGGCCGCCCCTTGTCCATAAGCTGCGGTCTCTCGTCGCGAGAGCACCCGCTCGCCCCGTTGCAAAATGGCGGGCACTTCGTCGGGGCGTAACCCGACATGTTGGCCGGCCGTCCCTACGGCCCCGCCGGAATGCATCTGGGGGGCCCCGGCAAAGGCAAGTGCCGGCACAGAGCGCGTTGACCCGGTCAGACCGGCAATCGCTCCGCTGTGGGCGACACCGGCGAGAAGGTTGCTGCCCCCGCCAAAGCCGCCAAAGAGCGCATTGGCAATAGGTGCCAGAACCGCACGGCGAAACGACAGCACAGCAAGGTCCGCAAGGATCGAGCGCACCAGGCTTTTGAAGTCGAACTTGCCGGTATTCACGAAGCTGCGGAAGGCGCTTTCGGCCGAGCTGAATGCGCCGGTCAGGGCTTGCTTGAGCCCGTTGCCCCAGTCTTTGGCCGTCTCGACAAAGCTTTTGAGCCCATCGCGCACCGCAGCCCATCCGGCGAGCTTTTCACGTGTCTTGTCTGCAACATCTCCTGCATTGCCCAGCGCCGCGGTCAACCGTGCGCCGACTGCAGCACTTTCGGCCAAAGCCTCTTCACCTGTCTTACCCGCGTCGGTGACTGCGTCTTTCAAAGCTTTCCAGGCGGTGATCGGTTGGTTGCCGATACCGGCCCAGGCATTCGCGATCTCGCGCGCGGCTTCAACACCGGCCTCGGCATTCAGAATGTCCTCTATGAGGCCGGAATTTGTGGGTGAGAACACATCCTCGGAAAAAGCCTCAGCGAAGGCAGCCTGTATCGCTGCGGCTGTATCCGCTGCTACTCCCTCAAAAGGATTGGCAATGTCCTTGATCGCGACGCTTTCGAGCGGATCCAACACCATCCAGTCGGCGCGTGCCCAATCCGGTAGCTTGTCGGTGACACCATTCACGCGGGCCAGAAAGCCGTTGAGCTTGTCGATGGACCAATTGAGCATCGCGCCTAGCCCCTGCTGGACGGCATTGACGCCAGCATAGATGGCCGAGCCCAAGAGCCGGGGCAGGTCTTGCCAGATCACAGCAATGCTCTTCACCGTGCCTTGCATTGTGTTCACGAGTGTGTTGGCGAGATCCGTTGCGCCATCGATAACGCCAAGAAACATCCAGAGCGCTTCGGCTTTAAAGCTGCGCCAGCCTGCGCGCATGTCCCAAACCCAGGCAGCAGTTTTGGCCAGAAGGCGCTCGAAGACCTGACCTGCAACGGTATTGAGCAGTGATAGCGCATCGCCAAACCCGCCAGCCCCGCGCACCAGTTTGCCAAACCAGAAGACCAGCTCGCCAGCACCAACGATAAGAGCCCCGATCCCGGTGCGGACAAGCGCCCCGCGCAGAACCTTGAGGGCGCCTGCCATGGCTATGGTTCGGGCGGCCGAAAGGGCAAGTGCGGCCACCAACTTTGTGCCGAAGATCCCTGCCGCCGTGACCCCATAGGTAACAAGACGCTCAAGATGACCCAGTGCCCCATCAAGCGCACGGCTCAGCGGGGAGGTGGCACTGGCCAGAGCCACAAAGGCATTTGCCAGCTTCTCTAGGATCGGCGCCACGGCCGCCCCGATCCTGTTGCCGACACCTGTTATAGCTTGTCCCATCGCCACAAGGGCCGTCCGGGAGCGCACAAGCCCGGCGATCGTTTTTTGATCCATCACCACACCCAGCTCGGCGGCCCGCTGTGCCAAGGTCGACATCTCTGCACCGCCCTCTCTTAGGAGCGGCAGCAAAGCCGTGGCATCAGACGCCATGGCCTCAAGAAAGAAGGTCATCTCCTGCTGGTTCACACCGGCTTTTTCCAGCGAAGAGACATAAAGCTGCAGCGCATCCGGACCCGAGAGCTTTGCAAACTGGTCTGCAGTCACGCCGACTTTGGGAGCGATCTGCTCGAAAAAGTCCTTCATCGGCCCACCACCGGTCGACAGAAAATCCCCCACGCGGTCGTTCATGTCCTTTAAGATATCCGAGAGCTTGTCAGCCTTTATCCCGACCATCTCGGCACCCGCGGCCCAGCCTTGAAACTGCTCGGGATCCGCGTTGGCGAGCTGCGCCTGTCGCTGCACCTCGAAGGCGCGCTCCATCGCCGAGCGTGTGGCAGCAACTGCACCCACCGCGGCCGCTGAGGCCGCCGCAACAGCCGTCACCTTGACCCGTCGGGCAAAGCCCGCGAGCCGGGCGTTGGCGCGCTCCACCTCGCGTGAGGTTTTGCGGAAGGCTTTCTCGCCATCGGACCCAACGCCTTTAAGCTCGCGGCGAACCTGATCACCCCCGGAGGCCGTCAGACGGACCGAGACCTGTTTGTTGGGCATGGAAAAATCCTTGATATTTGCGGATTAAGTTCTTACGTTTTTGCGATCGTTATGGAGGGTGTAAGAATGCCTCAGACAGCAACATTGTCATCCAAGTTTCAAATCTCAATCCCGAAAGCGATCCGGGCGTCACATCATTGGGAGGCCGGGCTAACCTTTGCATTCATTCCCAAAGGGGAAGGGGTGCTTCTTGTTCCTGTGCCTGCAAAAAAAGATCTCAAAGGGTTTGCCGCAGGCGCGAAGGCCGGCGAATACCGTGACCGACAGGATCGCTATTGATGGTTCTCGTAGACACCTCTGCCTGGATTGAATGGCTGATCGGATCCCCCACGGGCGATGCTCTAGAGGCAGATTTACCTGATCAATCGGACTGGCTCGTGCCTTCAATGGTCCAACTGGAGTTGAGCAAATGGCTCGTGCGTGAATTGGGGGAAGATAAAGCCGACCAGGTCATCGCGTTTACGCAAGTTTGCCAAACGGTCCCGCTCGATACCGAGATCGCCCTCGAAGCCGCAGAAGCTTGCCGAACCCACAAACTGGCCACTGCAGATGCCGTGATTTTTGCGACCGCCCGAGCGCATAATGCCCGACTTCTCACCTGTGACGCGCATTTTGAAGGGCTGCCAGGCGTGAGGTATGTCGCAAAAGCTGCAAAAAAATCCTAAACTAAGGCGACCGATCACAGCCCTCGCGGCCGCCTGAGGACTGCCCCTCATTCGCCTTGCGCACCATCGCGCCTTCCATCGCCGGCAGCAGCTCCGCGATGGCCAATGCGGGCACACCAAGTGCTGTCCCCAGCGCCAGAGCAGCAGACATATCCCAGCCAAGAACTGTGCTGGCGTCCAAACCTGCGCTCACACGCATCTGACCCCCAAGCCGCTGAACCAGATCCCAAACCTGCCAGCCTTCAAAACTCAGTGGCTGGTTGAGCCTGCGCGGACAAGCGGGGCAGTCGGTTCCACATGCGCTGCAATACGCACCGCCCCCGCCGAACTCCCATTCGGCAAGAGCGATCAGGCGTTTTTTTCCGCATCCACCAACATCGCACCTGCCACGATCTTTTCCTGGAAGGCTTCAAACATCGGCCAGAGATCGAGAAGCGCGTTGATCCAGGGCTCCGAGACAGCGACAACTTCCCCGGCCTCGTCACCGACGCCTTCCCAATCTTCGATCACCAGACCGGCAATGACCTTGGCCACTTCCAGCGCCACGGCATCCTCATCGTTCTGTGTTTCGCGGCCCGCAAGCGCAGTCACACGCGGGTCGTTGCGCGCGGCCAACATCATCGCCGAGGTCAACGGGCGCGCCTTGATGCGGACACCGCCGGCAAGATCCACCCAGCGCGGGTCAGAGGAAAGATCAAGTTTCAGCATCAGTAGCTCTCCCGCGCATTAACAAGCGTGACGCTCACCATCGGATCACCGCTTTCTTGCTGGGCGGCCTGCCAGTCAAAGCTCATCTGGACACCCTGGGGCCCTTGGATCTCCCGACGGGGGCGGGGCAGAAAGACCCGAGGCACCGAGACGGTCAGGCTTTCGCCTGAGGGCAGGGCATAGCCGAACTCCAGCGCGCAAGACGTGCCGCTGATGGCTTGGGTCAGCAGCGTGGTGTCGGCAAAGCGCACATCGATCTTGCCGGTGAGGGCTGCAATCGACGGATCCGCCCCTTCGATTTTGCCATCCGCCCGAATGGTTTCCACCCGATCTAGATTGTTGGCGTAGTTGAGCTCAGCCGAGACGATATTGCCGATATCTGTGCCATTGCGGGTGACAGACCCGTTGAAGTGGCCAAAGCGGATCAGATCCACTGGCGTAAGCGTGCCGGCTCCTGACGTGGTTGCCAAGGTCTCGCCTTGAGCAACGATGTCCATCGAGGCCGTCAACAGGCCGGATCGCGCCATGGACCAGCCGATCTTGTCGAGCATGCAGCCGCCATAAAGGGCATAACTTGGGACTTCCGGCAGACCGGTTTCGATCGAGAAGGACGGTAGCGACCAGTTCCCGCTGCTGAATACATGGGTGTAGGGTCCGGTGCCAGTGGTGACGGGATCGCCGAAAGCAGCCTTTAGCCAAAGACCGAAGGCCTCTGCATCAATGGGAACCACCACAGTGCCGTCTGCCGTCACCGCATCCTTGATCGGGGCCAGGGGATCACGACCGTAGCCCAAAAGCTCATTGCTTAAAAGCGGCTGCTCGGCGCCGAGCGAAGCTGTGGCAAAGGGCATCTTGGTATAGCCCGAAGTGGGCGAAGTGCCATAGGTGGTTTCAAAGGCAAGCGCCATCTGCGCCCGCGCCCCTTGGGCTCGTGCCATGTTCTGTTCCTTTGTTCTCAGAGTGTCAGATCAGCGGATCGGATGTGGTGTAATGCAGGACAACGGCAACCACGGCCGCCTTGAGGCTTGCCCCACCCTCGACCGGCAGATCCAGTGGTTCGGGCGCCTGCGCTTCAACCCAGTCGCAAAGACCGCCCAGGGTGCGATCGGAGGCCAGCGTTGTGCCCAAAGACGAGATAAGCGCGTCGTACTTTCCATCCCGCCCGGCGCCTTGCACCACAGCCTCGATCTCGACGCGATGCTGGTAGTGGTAGCGCAGTGGCGAAAGCGTTACCTCCGGCACGCCCGGGTCCCCGTCGCGCAGGATCAATAGGCCAGCTGGCGGCACACGTTCGGGCAGCACCTCGCCGCGCAGCACGGTGGCGGGCAGGGTCGACAGTGCCGTGTGCAGCGTGGAGAGCAGGGTTTCTCGGAGTGAGGGCATGGGTGCGTTTGTTTGCTTTCGGTGTATACGCCCGATGACGGGTTTGAAGCACTGTTGTCAGGTGGTTTCAGCTTCACTCTAGATTTCTTGATAAAATGTATAACCTGTGATACATAATAACCGTTTACGTATTACAGGTTATACAAATGCCAGCTCCAACGCTTTCACTCACGCCCGCCGTTAAGCGCGAGATGCGAACACTTGGTACGCGTCTGAAGGAGGCGCGCTTGCGTCGGCGTTTGCCTATGGAACTTGTCGCGGAACGGGCTGGAACCACCCGCGCTACGCTCTATAGAATGGAGCGCGGTGATCCCAATGTGCGTATCGGAGCCTATATGCTCGTTCTACAAGCTCTGGGTCTGCTCAAGGGATTTGGAGGTTTCGAAGATCCGTTGGGAGACGCCTTGAGCTCCGAACAATTGCCAAAGCGGGTGCGTGATCGTGAGTGACATTGAAGTATTTCTGGACGCCTTCGGGGAACTCCGGCGGGTTGGCTTGCTCAGACGTTATGCCGGGGCCGGGCGGGAGCGTGTGACCTATGAACATGATCTTGACTGGTTGGCGAATCCTGATTCATTTCAATTTGATCCGACATTGCCGTTGGGACCGGGCGTGATGTCTCCACCAAACAACAGGGAGATGTTCGGAACCCTAGGGGACAGTGCCCCTGATACCTGGGGGCGCGAGCTGATGCGCCGGCGGGAGCGCCGTGCGGCCGATTCCGAGGGCCGCGCCGTGCGAACTTTTCACGAATCCGACTATCTCCTGGGCGTCTCTGATGAAACACGCCTTGGTGCACTGCGTTTTCGGTATGAAGGCGGGGAAGAGTTCCAAGCGCCTCAGCGACGTGGCGTTCCGACAACTGTTGCTCTCGGTGATCTGCTTCAGGCGTCCCAACGGATATTGCGGGGGGACGAAACGGACGAGGATCTCCTTTTGATCTTTGCACCAGGCTCGTCACTCGGTGGTGCAAGACCCAAAATATCGGTCTTTGATCAGCATGGTCATTTGTCGATCGCCAAGTTTCCCAAGGAAACAGATCGCTATTCAATTTCCCGATGGGAAGCCATTGCTCTTGATATGGCTCAGGCATGCGGGATTACCACTGTCACTTATGATCTTGAGGCTAGCGATCATGGACCTGTTTTTCTGACGCGCCGGTTTGATCGGGAGCATGGCGTGCGCATTCCTTTTATCAGTGCCATGGCGATCACCGAGCATGAAGATGGAGATGATGATGGCAGCTATCTCGAAATCGTCGATGCGATAACAAGCCAGGGAGCGCATCCCGAAAGTGATCGTGCAGAGCTCTTCCGCCGGATGGCGTTTAGCATTCTGATCAGCAATACAGACGATCATCTGCGCAACCACGGATTTCTTTGGACGGGGCGTCATGGTTGGAAGCTGAGCCCGTGTTATGATTTGAACCCGGTTCCAGATGCACCAAGAATCCTCAAGACCCGGATCAACTTCGAGGATGCGACAGCCTCATTGAGATTATTGCAGGATGTTGCCGAGTTTTTCCTACGACCGGATGATGGCAACAGGATCATTCGGGAATGCTCCGAAATCGTGCGCAACTGGAAAGAGTTTGCCACTCGCAGGCAAGCTCCAAGTGCGGAGATCAGGCGTATGGAAACCGCTTTCGAGCACGAAGACCTCGAATACGGTTTGACGCTTTAAGCATGTAAGAACATCCGTCTGATTTTCTCCGTCAGGTCCGCGCTTGGAAAAACGCACTTGTGAATGCGGAGCGAATAGCTTCCTGACCACTCCCATCAGCCAGCTCACCGCTTCGAGCTTGCTTCAGACCCGTTTGCAGCCGTGTTTTCAAATCACTCAACTTTGCCTCTTCGCATTCCAGCAAATGCAGCGCTTTTAGAATTGCTTCTGAGGCATCCTTGTAGCGGCCTGTGGCGACAAGCCGGTCCACGAGCTCAGTCTGGCTGTCGGTGAGAACGATTGTGCTGTTGGCCATGGCAGGTCTCCAAATTGTGCCATTGGCATTGTAGGTCTGTATTCGACTTCTGTCGCCTTATTTTACCCCGCCACCTTCACCCATTCCCGTTTGAGTATGAAGGTTCTATCGGGCGCGCGTGGGCGCATGCGTGTATGAAGGCGGATACAGGCGCGTAGGGGGAAGGTGTTTCGAACGACGGTTATAGAAAAACTTTACCTGTACGGCGTTATGCCGTACATATATGAAGCCCATACGTAACGTAGAGGAGAAACCGGTATGTTTGCTCTCGAACAAACCACACCGACGCCCGGCAAGATGGAAGCACGCAAGGAATTGCGCATGCACCGCGCGGACGAGGAGCGTATCAAGGCTGCAGCAGCAGCTACAGGATTACAGGAAGCCGACTTCATTCGTCAGGCGGCTCTTTTGCGTGCACAAGAAGTGGAGCAACGTATGGCTCTTTCCATTCTGCCCGTTGAAGCTTTCGAAGCATTTCGTGCGGCCGTTGACGTACCGGGTAAAGCTGTACCCGGATTGGTGAAGGCTGCGGCGGCATCGAAAGGTCTTTTGAAGGATGCCGGTTGACGACGCTGCGAAACAAACCGCACTTACGATCGCACCATTTGACAAGGCGCTACATGACCGTAGCGCCTTTTCTTGCGGTTTCGGACCAATCGACAATTTTTTGAAGTCCTCGCTGTCCGAACAGATCAATAACGGATTTGTGCAGGCGTGGATTGCTACGGAGGAAGGTCAGTCTGACGTCCTTGGCTTTTACACACTCGGTGCCATGGCGGTTCGTGCCGGGCTGGGGCCGAAAAAGTGGGACCAAGGCCGAGTCGGTATTCCCGATATCCCGGTCATCTACATCCGTGCGGTTGCCGTGCATGAAGACATGCAAGGAAAGGGCTACGGCACCGCTCTCGCTGTGGATGCGATGAAGCGCTGTATCGGAATAGCCGACCAGATGGGCGCTGCAGCCATCGTTCTAGATGTTCTGAAAGACGAGCATTTCGAGCGTCGGTGGAAATTCTACGAGGAGCTTGGATTTCAACTTCTGAACGATGAAGGTAATCCAAATCGGGTTTACATTCCGATGGCCGATGCCCGGGCGAGTTTGAGCTAAAGGCTTTCACCCCCGCACCTCCAACCATTCCCGCACAATCATCCCGGGCACCTGAGCCTGCACCCGTGCTGCATCGCGCGCCAGATCAAGCCGTTTGCGCAGGTTCACTTGCGGCACCAGTAGGAATATCGGCACGGTGGTAAGTCCGCGGCCGGTTTTCGAGCGCGAGGCCAAACCGATGCCGCGGCTGTTGAGCCGCCCTTCAGCGACCAGCAGGCTTGGCCCGCGTTTGCGGTAGATGAACCGTAACCGCAGGCCTCGCCGCTTCTCCCATTCTCCGGGTGTCAGTCGTTTTCCGCCGCGGCCTTTGCCGGCCGCATCGGTCGGAATGGCCAGCCAGAAGCTGGATTTCGAGCGAATAAGCGGCCCGTTATCATGGGCACCGATGATCTGCGGGGCTTTCGTCCAGACGAGTGCTGCGGCTTCCAGACTGTCTCCGCGCTTGGGATAGGACTGAGCGCGAATAGTTCGTGCAAGCCGTGTCCCCAGTCCCGCTCGCGTGATCTGGTCCCGCCAGTCGGATTTGAGCTCCTGACCGGCCGCTTGCATGGCACGAGAAACAGCACGCTCGCCAGCCTTGATCTCTTTGGTCATGGCAGCGACCAGATCCGGCGTAATCTCAACCCCAAGCTTCATGCCGGCACAGCCTCGATGGTCCAGATGAGCCTGTCGCGATCGCGAACCGGTTCACCCTGAATGAGATAGGTCTCTTCGCCATAAAGGATCTGCTCGTCCGGCCGGGGGCTTGGAAGCTCGCTCACCCGCACATCGAACCGGAAGCTCTCCGACCAGAGCTGCGCCCCTCCAAAGCCGCGAGTGGCATCTTCCGTGCGTGGAATGATGCGAATGCCAGTGAACATTCCCTCGCTGTCGCGATGCCAGGCATCGCGCGCGAGGTTCGGATCGGCGAAGAGCAAATCCACGGCGGTGGCAAAGGCGTCCATTCCCTTACCTTAGTTCGAGCTGTGCAGGCGGATGGCCAGACGCGGGCGCTTGTTCACCGGCAGGATCGAGGTCTCGGTCATGAGATCAATCCAGCGCCCCTTGGTGTCCATCTGCTGGCGCGCATAAAGCGGCAGACCGATCGTATTGGCGGTCTCCAGCAGGTTTGCCGGACCGCCGTAGGTGGTGAAGGTATCATAAGTGCCAAGCGGGAAGGCAATGCCTTCGCCGGCCGGAATGAGACGTTCACTGGTGCCGTTCGAAAGCGTAACCGAGCCGTTATATTCCTCGAAAAGGATGCCCGCGAAGGGAAAGGACCGGCGCATGTCCTCGCGCAGAGGCTGACCGCCGGTGGCCGAGAAGAACTTGTAGGCCTCTTCGGTTTTCGAATGGCTGATGAGCTTGTCGAAGAACTCGGAACTTACAAGCGCATGTGCCGAGGTCATGGTCTCGCCCAGCAGGTTGTCCTCGATCGACCGCAACACGGTGCGCACCTTGGTTTGCACGGAGGTGCCGGCCGTGCCCAGAACAAAGTCGACGGAGATCTTTTCGAGGCCAAACTCGGTGAAGTAGTCATATAGCGTGGTGCCCGCCCCGTCCTTCACGATGCCGCGCAGGGCGTTCATTTCCATATATTCCCTGGTCTGGGCATGTTTGCGCCGCATGAGACCGAGCTTGCGGGTCATTATCGTGACCAGCGGATCGGCGGCATCCGAGGCCCCTAATGCCGGAGTGCCCTGAATGTCTGCCGGCAGGATCACATCGTCATGCGGAATCCACGGCAGGGCAAAGCTGCGCATGGAGCGTTCTTCACGCGAGCCCACGGTGGCGGGCGCCCCGAGGGGGACGGAGGGGAGAAGGCTCAGGACCCCTTTGCGTTGTTCGATGACGACCGAGCGTTGGGTGACGCCTTCAAAGCGGAAAAGCCCGATTTGCGCGAGGCGCGTATAGATGTTGGGCAGGATATTGATGGCTTGCGTCATCTCGGCTAGCGAATAGCCGCCCGCATCAAAGGGATTGCGGATGAGGGTCATGGGCGAACTCCGGAAACTGGACTGGATAGAGGAGAGGGTGCGATTTAGGCCGCATCCCGCGGGATAAGACCAAGCGCGATCAGTTCACCGTGCTTGGTGGCAAACTTGGCAGCATCATCGATGGTGGCATCGACAACAAGCGCGGCTTTCGACAAGAGCGCGGGGCCCCGGATAATCACGAGACCGGTGGCATCTGCGGCGCTGGCATCAACGGCTTCAATGAGCACCGCGGCCGCTGTCTCGGACCCGTCCGTGCCGGTAGCGGGCGAGAGGGTGTATTTGCCGCTGGCGGTGACCACACCCAGGACAGCGCCCAGGGGATAGTCGGTTCCGGCCAGAAGCGTCACGCTCTCGCGGGTGTAGTTGGGATTGAGCTCGTATTTGAGAAGATCGCCCATCGAGGGCGGTTGGGTCAGTTGAGGCATGGCAGGCTTTCGAGGTCAGAGAGTTAAAAGAGCCCCCGTTCGGGTGAGAACGGGGGCTGAGGAAGGGCGCGCCCTTAGGCAAGGGGTGCAACCGGAGGCAATCCAGTCAGGCAGGCGCGCCCGAGGCAGTCCGTTTGGCAGCCGCTACAAGCGGGCTTTCTTTGGCTGGGGACGTCTCTGCTGGTGTGGGCACGGAGGCAATCACATCGCGGCTCTCGGAGGCGGCCGCTGCACGCGACAGCACCTCGGCGCGTAAGGCATTGGGAGAGGTGCCTTCTCGCAGGGCTTTGGCCGCATCGACACTCACGCCGATACGCGCGGCCTGCGCAGCAATCTCGGTGATATCAGCCGCTTCTGCGCGAATGCGTACCGCTGTCTCCGCGGTGGTGGCTTCAGAGGGCGCGGCGATCGGAGGGACAGCTTCTTGGGATGCGCTGGCGGTGTCGTCAGCCGGGGTGTCCACTGCTGCGGGCTCTGTGGTCTCCGTCGCGTGCAGGTCTTGGGTGGGGATTTTGTTGCTCATGGCAACCTCCTTCTGGATTTTTCGTGTCAGGGCAGGGGATGAGGGCTGGGATGTTCGTGCGGTGACAAATGCGCGGAAGCGCTCAAAACCACCGGCGAGATCCGTGACCTCGTCTGCCAGTCCAGCGTCAACAGCATTTGCTCCGCGATAGCTGACGGCCTCGGTCGCAAGGGCGGCTTTAGCATTACACTTGGCTCCACGCCCGGCTGCGACGGTCTCGGCAAAGAGAAAGCGCAGTACGTCAATCTCGCGTTGGATATCGTCGCGCACGTCCACAGGCAGCGGGGCATAGGGATTGCCATCCACCTTGTGACTGCCGGAATGGATGAGAGTCACGCTCACCCCGTCTTCAGCAAGCTTGCCGCTGAGATCGGTATGCATGACCACCACGCCGATCGAACCCAGCGCGCCGGTACGGGGTAGCAGGATGCGGTCTGCTTGCGAGGCCAGCACATAACCGGCCGAGAAGGCGTGCTCGGCCACAAAGGCCCAGACGGGTTTCGACTGTCGCAACACCCTGATCCGGTCGGCCAGATCAAAAACCCCGGCCACCTCGCCGCCAAAGCTGTCGATCTCAAGCGCCACGCCGCGGACTTTCGGGTCTGTTGCTGCCGCGTCGATTTGTGCCGAGATGCCCTCGTAACTGGTTTGACCGGAGCTTTTACCAATCCAAGCGCCGCGATGGATGAGCACGCCGGTGATTTCGATGACAGCAATGCCATCCACGATCGGATAGGGAGTGTCTCCGCGGACTTCAAAGTTTTCCGCCAGATCGCCCGCGAGCAGGCTGGCGCGGGGCACGGGGGCAAAGCTGTTGGTCTGCTCAAGCTCTTCCTTCCCATCGCGCCCGACGGGCTGGCCCAGAATGCGCGGACCTAGCCCCGAGAGAAACGCCTGGGCTTTGGCGGGCTCGACAAGCAGCGGCGTGTTAAACGCCCGCGCGGCAATTTGGGGATGCAACATTCAGGACCTCTCCTCGTCAGATGCGGGGGCAGGGCTGTCATCACGGCTCTTGTCGTTGTCATCCGGATCGGGGCGTGCGGCGATCCCTTGAGCAGGAGAGCCCGGACGACGGAAGTCGAGACCAAGTGCCCGTTCGCGCCCGCGTTCGGCAGCAATCTCGCGATCGACCTGCTCGGCGTCATAGCCCCGTTCGGCAATGGCCTGGGTGCGGGATTTGAGCCCCGCTTCGATCTGGTTGATTTCTGCGTTGGCGTCTTTTAGCGGATCCACCCAGTCCCATTTGGTGGGCAACCAGTTTGCACTGAGATAGGCGCGACGCTTGCCCTCGTAACCCGGCAGCTCCAGCGCCCCCGACAGCACGGCCATATCCATCCAGCGTTGCCAAATCGGACGACAGAGCTGGTAGACCATCACTGAGTGCTGCCAGGCAGAGACCCGACGGCGGAATTCGATAAGCGCCAGTCGCGAGTTCGAGAAGTTGCCCTTCACCATGTCATTGGTCAGATACGGATAGGGGATGCCCAGTGCCGAGGCGATCTGCAAAAGCGTGCGGTACTGAAAGGGCTCGTAGGTCGCGCCACTGTCGGCCGGTTGGCCCACGGTGACATCTTCCCCGGGATCAAGCCGCACCACCTGACCGGGGCTGATTTCAAAGCCAGCCATCATGTCTTCGTCTTCCGGCGGCATGAGCGGATTTTCCGGAGCGGGTGAGGTCACAAACATCGCATACATCGCCGCCACCTTTTTGCGATCAAGCTCGGCGTCGTCGTATTGATCGAGCAGAAACATCTTCACGATCGCCGGTGCCAGCTTCGAGACCCCGCGCAACTGGCCGGCTTCGACCGGATCAATCACATGGATGATCTCGGAAGCCGGAATGCGGGTTGTTTCGCCTGCCAGCCCCGGATCGGTGCTATCCCCCGGATGGCGTCGCAGAAAGTGATAGGCCACACGGCGCCCGATCCGGTCAAACTCGATGCCCTGCCGGATGGCATTGCCCTGAGCTCCTACGCGGTTGTCATCCAGCGGCAGCATTTCTGCGGGCAGCATTTGCAGCTGCAGAGGCACGGTCAGGCCATCGGAGACCCGTCTCGGGCGCAGCCGGAAGAAGACTTCTCCGGCGAGAAACACTTCCCGGGCTGCCCGGCGTTGCACCCCGTAGAAATCCGTGAGCCCTTCACTATCGACCTCATCGGTCCAGTCGAGCCAAAGCTTCTGCAGGGCTTCTTTGGTGCCGGCATCCTCGATCTGCGAGATGGGCTTGATCCCGTCCCCCACCGTATTGGCACCCCAGCTTTCCACAGCATTGGCCGCATAGCCGTTGTTGCGGATAAGCCAGCGTGCGCGGGCGGTGATATCGGGACCGGCCGCTGCAATGAGCGCGTTCACATGCGCGCGCGTTGCCCGGAAGCCCCGCAGACGCCTGTGATTGCTGCCCGCATCAAAGCCGCCGATGAAGACGCCGAGCCTCTGTCGCCAGTTCATGGAGGACTGCATCAGAGATCCTTCACCGCATGAGGCCTTGAGATCCGCGAAGCCTTGCTGCCCAGTGCGGCGATTCGGCGCTCGATATCAGCAATGGCGGTCGCCAGTTCCGCATCACTACCATAGGTCACAGATCGCCCGTCGTAGTTTACACTGCGCAGCCCGGCATAACGCGCGGTAAGCAGGGCGGTGTGTTTGGCCTTGAGCTCTGTCAGGGTCATTGTTTTTGTCAGTCTGTATCTAGAGGGTGATAGCCGCTTGGGTAAAGAAGCGGATGGAGTTGGATGGATTGATTTACACACTCATGATGTGTATGTTGCGGGGCACTCAGAGGAGACCTCTCATGTCGGTTGCCACCGGAGAAAAACAACGTACCAATGTGACGCTCAACGCCGCCAATCTGGCTTTGGCGCGGGATTTTGGTCTTAATGTCTCGGCCATCAGCGACCGGGCGCTGGCCGAAGCGGTCAGGGCTGCGCGCGCCAAGGTGTGGGCCGAAGAGAATGCTGAAGCCATTGAAGAGCGTCGGGAATGGATTGAGACCAATGGAACACCTCTGGCAGATGTTCAGGTTTTGAAGACCACCTGATGACCCAGTTCCACGTTTACGAACTCTCCGGCGCCCGGCTTGTACTCGATTTGCAGACCGATCTGATCGAGACGGGCACACGCGTGGTGGCACCGCTCATCCCGCGAGATCAGGGTCCTCGACCTCTCGGACGACTTGAGCCCATCCTGAGCATCGACGGGGTGGATCATGTTCTGCACACGGCAGAGATGGCCGCGATCCCGTCGCGCCTTCTCAAAGATCCACCTCTCGCAGATCTGACCGCGCGAGATTACGAGATCCGTGGTGCCCTGGATATGGTGTTTTCCGGCTTTTAACCTCAATCCATGTAACTTGATCTGTAGCTGCGCCAGCCACGACGGCGCTGTCGGGTCACCTGACCGGCTTGAGGTTCGGACGGGGCCGGAGGATGTTCCGATCTTGCAAGTGGCTCTTCAGGTGGCGCTTCAACACCAACCTGTGTTTCCAGCTGTCGCCACATACGCTCATCCCAACGATCCGCCCCGAGGATCCAGGCGGCCGCGCGGGCATAGACGCGGGTATCCAGCGCTTCGTTGCGCGCGCGTATCTTCTGCCATTCCTGTCGGGCGTAGCCGCGACGGTTCTTCACGGTCACCAGTTGCTCGGCCACAAGCTGTTTGAGCCATTCGCTGTCGATCCAGTCGGGCAGGTGAACAAAGCCCGTAGGATCGCAGGCACAGTTCGCGCGTTCTTCGTCACTGATCCGCTCGAGTCGCAAGAACCGGTAGGTCTCGGCTTTGAAGGTGGCGGTGGCAATGGTCCAGAGCCGCGCCCCGCGTTTCAAGCGCCGCCCGCCGACGGTGGCATCGACATAGGTCGGGCCGGTCACCGGCGTGGCGCGGTTAAAGCCCTCCATCCCCTTGATTGGGATCACCTGTTCATAGCCCTGCCGTCGTGCCCAGGCGTGCACGGCTGCGGACTCATACCCAGTATCAATGGCGAGCTTTGCAACCGGCATCACCGCCCCGCAGGCGTGGGTCCATGTGCGCCCCAGCAACTCGGTCAGTTGATCCCAGGCCGCTTCGCTGTCAGGTCCCCCTTGAATGACGATGTGATCCACAAGCCAGCTCGAGAGCCCGCGCCCCCAAGCCCAGACGTCCACTTCGATGCGATCCTTCTGAATATCCACACCAGCGGTGAGGAATAATCCGCCTTCCGGAATTTGCGCCTCGAAGTTTTCCCGCCGGTCGGCTAGGCGCTGCCATTCAGGCGCATCGCCGCTTTCCACCCAGGTTTCGCCCAGAAGCGTGTTGCGGGCGGCCCGCATCATCTCGTCAGAGCCCTGGGCGGCCACCCAGTCACGGGCAAACTGCGCCCAGCTCTTCCAGCCGATCGGTGAATAAAGCGCCGAGAGATGGAACCCGATCGCATGCGGATCCGTCGCGATCGCCGTTGCCCGCCATTCACCGCGCTCGAGCATCTGTGTTTTGTGATGCTCGGCAATCGGGGTCTCGCAGCCCTCGCAGTGGTAGACAGCTGTCTCGGGCTGTCCCTTGTCCCAGCGCAAACGGCCAAACTGCAGCCATTGCATAACCCCACAATGGGGGCAGGGCACAAAATACCGCCGCTGGTCGCTAGCCTCGAACTCCCGCTCGATCCGACTGAGCCCTTTGATGGTCGGGGTCGAGACTAGAAAGAGTTTACGGCGATGCGCGAAGGTTGTGGTGCGCGCCTCGGCCAGAGTGACCGGATCGCCTTCCTCGTCGGCCGAGGCCGGATAGGCATCGACCTCATCGAGAAACACGTAGCGCGCGGGCATCGAGCGTAGGCCCGTGGCCGAGTTCGCGCCGGTTAGCACCAGAATGCCGCCCGGAAACTCTTTCGACAGCATCGAGTTGCCCGCATCCCGCGAACGGGCCGGGTTCACGCGTTCTTTTAAAGCCGCACTTTCCGCAATCAGCGGATCAATCCGGCCGCGAGAGGCGCGTTTCGCCATCTCGACCGTGGGCAGGACGGCCAGCATCGGACCCGGGGCGTGGTGGATCACAAAGCCGATCCAGTTGTTGCCAGCTTCTGTCGCCCCGACCTGAGCGGCTTTCATGAAGCTGATCTTTTGCGCTGGATGCTTGGGGCTTAGCGCATCCATAATCTCGCGCAGATAAGGTGTGCGGGCAGTGCGATAGCGACCGGGTTCCGCGGCACCTCGCGACGAAAGCCAGCGGTGCTTGTCAGCCCAGTCCGAGACTGTAAGATCCGGATCAGGTTCAAGACCACGTCGCCAGGCGCGCAGGATGTCGCCCGCGCCGTCGAACGCGAGATCAAAATTCTCCGATTGATCTTCACTCACCAAGCCCGACTTTGAGATCGGCCAATGCTGCGAGCTGCTCTCGGACATGGGTTTCCAATACGCGCTGCAGGATCGCGGTCTCGATCATCACAGGGGCAGCACCAGCCTTCTCCAATTCAGCCGTCAGATCGGCCGCCATCATCGCGGCGACCCGGTTGGGCCAGGTGATCCAAGCGTCGCGCTCTTGTCGGGCCAGGCGAAACACAAGGGTCTCCGCTCTGGCTCGATCGACCAGAACGCCTTTCTTCTTCTGGATCGCTAATTGGCGTTCCTGCGCCTGATAGACCGTGAGTGCGGTTCGGGCTTTGAGGTAGGATGTGCTGTCGCCAGCGCCACTGACGCTTGTTTCACCCGATCCGACCGAGCGGCGTTGTTGGTCTAGATCGGTCATCTGGGTGCGGAGTTTGTCGGAGGCTTCTACGTTGATTGAGCCGTCCGCGTGAAGCACCAACCGCCCGCTGGTCTTGGCTTTCTGCACAGCACCTCGGGACAGCCCGGCATGCACGGCATAGGCGCGTTCGCTCATCCCTTTCATGGCTGTCTCCTATTAGACACCGATGCAGTAGAAATCACCGCTGGTCTTGTAATTGCGTTGATGGCGGCGGCGATCCGATCATCTGTGGGATCACCAGAACTGTATCGAAGATCCACCATGACCAAACGCAAGCAATTCCCGACCGAGGCTCAGATCCGAATTCTCGACGCTGCGTCCAGACGTTCGGGGTTACTGGCAATACCGTTGCCGAGCGGTATTCACGGTGCTGCAGCCAGAACTGTGGTGGGTAAGCTCGTCGCTCTCGGGTATCTGAAGGAAGTTCCAGCAGACCCTGTCAAGAAACCACTTTGGCGCGAGACCCTAGAGCAAGGGGCGCTGACGCTTGTTGCAACGAACGCAGGGGTGGATGCCGTTGGTATTGTTCCGGTTGTCAGCCGGTCGGTTTCACGAGCTGTGACACGAAAAGTTCGCCCAACACGCCCGAAGGCGAAGGTTCAGATATTCGATTCGCCGGTGAAAATTATCGCGATACGACCAGGCACCAAGCAGGCGACGCTTCTGGAGTTCTTGCAGCGAGGCGAAGGCGCAAACCTTGCGGAAATCTGCGACGCCACAGGTTGGCAGCCGCATTCGGTCCGAGGCGCTATTTCCGGAACGATTGGAAAGAAGCTGGGTCTTCAAGTGGCAACCTCAAACGAACCCGAACGCGGTAGGGTTTACCGGATCGTCGGATGATCTTTCCAGATGTAAGGTTTAAGTCGCCAGCATTCTGGCTTTCAACGCGTCAAAGCTTTCACCGCTCTCCGCCAGAATGGCCTCTTCGCCGGTAAACTTCTGCCAGCGTTCTACAATGACATCAGCGTAGGTCGGATTTAACTCGATACCATAGCACACGCGCCCAGTCGTCTCGGCGGCGATCAAGGTTGTGCCGGATCCCATAAAAGGCTCGTAAATCGCCTGACCCGGGCTTGAGTTGTTCAGGATCGGGCGGCGCATGCATTCCACGGGCTTTTGCGTGCCATGCACGGTCTCGGAGTCCTGATCCTTGTTCGGAATATGCCAAAGCGTGGTCTGTTTCCGATCCCCCGCCCAGTGACCCTTGCCCTTCTTCTTAACCGCATACCAGCAGGGTTCGTGTTGCCAGTGGTAATCCCCGCGGCTCAGCACCAGCCGGTCTTTGGCCCAGATGATTTGCGAGCGAATTTTGAAGCCGGAAACTTCAAGGCTCTCGGCCACAGTGCCTGCATGCAGGGCGCCATGCCAGACATAAGCCACATCTCCGGGAAAAAGCGCCCAGGCCTCCCGCCAATCGGCGCGATCATCATTCAGCACCTTGCCCGTACGCTTGGTTTTGCCAGCACCGGTTTCATTGCGCCAGCCCGGATCATACTCCACCCCATAGGGCGGGTCGGTGACCATCAGTAATGGGCGGACATCGCCCAGCAACCTGCCAACCACATCAGCCAAAGTGCTATCGCCGCAGATCAGACGGTGGGGGCCAAGCTGCCACAGATCACCCTCGACGGAGACCGGTTTGACCGGGGGCTCCGGAATGTCGTCTTCGCCTTCAACGCTTCCGTCCTCGCGCGGGTCATCCGGATCCGCCAGCAAAGCCTCCAGATCCTCGTCAGCAAATCCCAGAAGGTCGAGATCGAAGTCTTCCGCCAGCAACGAGGTAATCTCTTCGCGCAGAATAGCGTCGTCCCAATCACCCAGTTCCGTAAGCTTATTGTCGGCGATGCGATAGGCGCGGCGTTCGGCTTCATCGAGATGCCCAAGCCGGATCACTGGAGCTTCGCGAAGGCCAAGCAGTGTTGCGGCCATGACCCGCCCATGACCCGCGATCAGCTCGCCGTCATCGGCCACCAGACACGGCACTGTCCAGCCGAATTTCGCCATGCTCGAGGCGATTTTTGCGACCTGATCCTCCCCGTGCATCTTTGCATTCTTGGCATAGGGACGCAGGCGCTCAAGCGGCCACGTCTCGATCTCGCGTGGCGCGAAAGCAAGGTCCATAGAGGAAGGTCTCGATGTCAGGAAAAGGGATGGGCTGTCGCCCCAAAAGAAACGCCCGGATACCATCTGGTCCGGGCGCAATTCTTCGATGATCCCTGTATGAGTCAAGGGGGGCAGATCTGTCAACAGGGAATGTGAACAAAGCCGGAACTTTGATTGTCAATTTGGAGAGGGTGGATTTCGAAGTGGCTTCGCAACCCGATCAGGTGGATTTTACTATTTTTGTCAAGAATCCACTCCCGTTAAAGAAAACCCCAATTTTATTGAGGAAATATAGAATTATAGCCAGTTTTGGATTCTAGGCGGATTCCCCGGTGAAATCCAGTTTCGCTAGCGAAGTGGTGCGCTAAGCCCCCCCGTATAAACACGTGCCCGGGGAGGAACCATGGGAGGGGGGCGGCCAGCTGGTGTGCTGTCTGCTCGGCCAATCAAACGGTACAGAGGATCGGCACAGAGGATCGGCACAAGCTTGCAAAAATCTCACTTAACCTCTAATGAGTAAAGAATTATTGTTAAATAAGAGATCGGCAAAATGGTCCTTGAAACACCGGCGCGCATTGAGCCCTGTGGCATAGAAGAGATGGTCCCCGAAGAGTTGATGGATCTGGTTCTTGAGATCAGGTCGGCTGCGGAGGCGCTTGGCAGACGGCTTCATCCGGATAGTGCTGCCGAACTGCGCTCCATGACAAGGATAATGAATGCCTATTACTCAAACTTGATTGAAGGACATAACACGCGCCCACGCGACATTGAGGCTGCATTGGCCGGTCAGCTTGATCACGTTGAGAACCGCCCATTGGCCGAGGAAGCAGTTGCTCACGTAAGCGTACTGGCCTGGATTGATCAAAGATACTCCGAAGGTCAATTGCCTGAGCCAACATCAGTTGAATTCATCCAAGAACTCCACTTGCGATTTTATGAAGCGATGCCAGAGGAATTACGATTCACGGAACATGATGGTGTTCGGAAGGAGATCGTTCCGGGAACTTTTAGGGTAGAAGGCGAAGAGGTTGAAGTTGGAAGACACCTTCCCCCTTCGGCCGAGCGTTTGCCGGCATTCATGGGCCACTTTTCCTCACGCTATCATGATCTTACGAGGGGGGCGGCAGGCAAAATACTGTCGATCCCTGCAGCACATCATCGCCTGAACTACATTCACCCATTTCTTGACGGAAATGGACGTGTGAGTCGACTTATGTCCCATGCTATGTGCCAGTCAGCGGGAATTGGCGGTCATGGGTTATGGTCTATTAGCCGCGGGTTGGCCCGCGGACTGGCTGATCCTGCCGAATACAAAGAGCGTATGGATGCAGCCGATCATCAGCGCCGTGGTGATCGCGACGGTCGCGGAAATCTGTGTCTAGCCGCGCTGACATCGTTTTCCGCGTGGTTTCTGACCGTCATGTTGGATCAGATCCGGTTTACCGAAGCCATGTTTGATCTCACATCACTTCAAGATCGCTACACTCGGCTTATTGGGGATTTGTATCCCGGTAAAGATCGGTTGCCTCAATTGATCAAGCGTGTATTGGCGCAGGGTGAGATGCCGAGAGGCGACGCAAGCTTCGTAACTGGAGTAAAGGATCGTGCTGCGAGAAATGACTTAAGCGAACTGCTAAAAGCAGGGTTTTTGAAGTCGGATACGCCAAAAGGGCCAGTACGAATAGCTTTCCCTTTAGACTATCGGGAACGACTTTTCCCAAATCTGTTTACTGATGCAGAACCAATACTGCCACCCGCTCCGGTGGTTCCGGTTGTTTGAAAATACCTCATGTTTTGAAGAGCTCTAGACTAGGTTCGACTGCAAAACTTTTGGAGTTTATATATGGCTATGCCGCGTTGTGACATAACCATATCTTGTTGGCTCATCGCCACGGCTCCCGCATCGGCACCCCCTCAACCACAACAACCTCCCGCATCAGTTTACTCCCCCTGAGCGCATCGCTAACCCAGCCTAGCGCCTTAACCCAATCCGAATACCCCCGGTGCGCGGTTTCAATCTGTGCCGGGTAGGGATCCCAGATAACGGGACAGATAAGGACATCCACTGTCCGCCACTTGCCGCGTGAAAACACCCGCTCGGTTCCGACAACTTCGGTCACCGCCCGCACCCCGTGCTGGTTTTGGCGAGTCTCGCGTGGCAGACACCGCGGCACCACCCCAGGCATCCAGTCCGGGGTCAGCCCCGCGCGTGCCAGTTCTGCGATCCGAATGGCCATGCGCTTGCCGCCCAGCGCGTCAGGCAGCATGACTACGGTGGCCGCAATCACATCGGCATCTTCGTGCGTGTAGCTGTCCCGCTTGTACCGTCCGCCATCAACCTTTGTGCCTAGCTGCGCCTGCCGGATCAGAACATACTCAAACCCATAGCCCTGTGCCTCGGCGGCTTCGGTATCCGGTGGTGGCGGCAGCTCCAGCTGCGCCTTCTCGATCCTGAAGGCCCACTCCAGCGCTTGCTGTATGGTCATCTCGCGTTTGTGGCGCCCCGAGGTAGTTCTGTTCGTGTTTGCACCCCTGCGCAATGAGCGTGACTTCGCGGCTGATGTGCCATTGCTCTGATGCAGTCTACGATCGTGTTTCATCGAATGCCCCTTTCGTTCAGTCGTTCTCTGGTGACGAGGCCGGAAGCGATCAGCCGGTCGCGCATGGTGTTGGTGATGGCACTGCTGGGCAGGAAGCTCTCGCCGTTGACCCAGTTCGCGTAGGTGGCGACCATGGCGTCTTCGCTGACAGGTGTCTCAGAGGGGCCTTTCGCCTTTGATGAGCGATGTGCTGGGGCAGATGTTTTTTGCGCCCTCTGCGCCCGCTCCATGACGCGATCAAGGGCTTTCGGCCCGTCGGGTGGGGTAGGATGCGCGTCCCGGCTTCGTCTGGCCACATCAAGGATTTGGTCCTCGCTTAAGCCCAGTTCGTCACGCCAACGTCGGACATGCTCTCTGGGCGGCCATCCCTGCCACCAGCCGGGAAGATCGGATTTTGGATCAATGCCCAGCGCTCTCAGAAGCTCTTCAAAGAAATTTTCAAATTCGTCCTCGCGCTCTCGCGCGCCCTCCTCCTCCTTTACTGGTTCTCTTACAAGGTTACTGTCCGGATTTGAGACACGGGATCGCCGCCAATCCGGACACAGCTCGGCGTCTAAATCGGACACGGCTCCGTGTGCAGTTTCCGGACACGGGTTTGAAGCGGATTTCGGACCCAAACCTTTGCTGCTGTTGAGATTTTCGTCGCCATCGCCGTGTCTGAAATCCGGACACGGGTTTGGACCTGTGAGACTGCCCGCATCTGGGCATTCAAACGAGGTTTCTTGATCATCCCCGCCAGTTGTTTCTCCACCACCATTTTGCGATTTGAAACCGGTCTCGAAGCCCAGAATGTAGCGTGTGGGCAGCTGACGTTTCGAGCCGGGTGTCCGTCGCTTTACGCGCCGGATTAGTGACGCCATTTCCAGCGCCTTCAGATGTTCATTCAGTGTGGATCTGCTGATCTCGCAGTCATGGGCAAGCTGTTCCTGAGACGGAAAACATCCATAATCCGGATTGTACCTGTCACAGAGATGCCAGAGCACAATCTTGGTGGTGGGCTTTAATCCGCGTTGCTGGATGGCCCAGTTTGTCGCAGCGTGACTCATGTCTCCTCCCCAGCGCTGGGCGCAGTGGAGACACGAACACCCGCGTCCCTAACAATGCGTGTGACCATCCCCGCCTCTGTCAAGGCGCCCAGCGCATCCTCGACGGATCGCACCAGTGCCCAGGCAAAGCCCTGAGCCTGCACTGCGTCTCGGAAGACTTTCTGGGCATCGCTGAGAGAGCCCGTGGTGCTCTTCACTTCCAGAAACAGCACCTTGCCCTGCGACAGCACGATGAGATCGGCAAAGCCGGGGGTGACGCCCATGCCGACAAGAATAGCCTGACGCTTGGCACCAGCCTGTCCGGCTTGCGTTACTTCGTTGGCGCAGTGGTGGACGATCGATCCGGCGGGCAAAACAAACCGAAGCGTACTGACAATCGCGCGCTGGATATCCGCCTCGGGTGTTCCTCGTTGTGCTTTAGCAGGGGCCTTGCTGGCCTTGATCCGCCCAAGGAGCGAGGAATTGCGTTTCAATCTTCTCATGAACCCGCACCTCGTCCACGGCCATACAAAGACTTGGCTTCCACAATGGTCAGCAGGATGCGGGCATCCTCGCGCTCTTCTTCGCTCTCACCATGCTGAAGCAGCACCTTGCAGGAGAGTTTCACCAGATGGTCCGAGTGATGGGCGACATCGGCGATAACCATGCGGGCCTCCCGCAACTTCTCGGCAACCCAGGCTGCCCGTGCTTTGTCGCGCTCGGACAGGTGGCGAGTACCGCGGTGTGGCCGCTTTCCCTCGGAATTCAATTTGATCTGCTTCATGCTGCGCGCCCTCCGATGCGAGGGGGCCGCGCGGGACGGGCGGTTTTGGGAGTGCGGCGTTTCCCAGTGGATGTCTCAATTTCTGGTGCCGTGTTCTCTTGCGCGTCCAGCCAGGCCAGAACCGTGCTGCGCTTGTAGAGCGCCTTACGGCCGGCTTTCACGCATTTGGGGCCATAGCGCCGACGCTCCCAGCGGATCAGCGTGTCCACGCAGACACCAAGCGCTTCAGCCAGTTCCGCGCGGCTCATCCAGCCGTCAAGCAGGCTGGTGCTGGTCTCTGGATGTGGGGTTTCAGTTCTGGGTTCGGGGGAGGTTTCTAACCTGTCCATGCTCTCGCTCCTGTTGTGAGTTACAGCGACGTCGGTGAACGACGTGCAAACGTCAGAGCAGACGAGGAGGGGTGGCAGGGAGGCGCAGGGTGGCAGTCATTCCAAACTTCGTGCCACCCCAATAAACATTGGGGTTTTCGTCGGTTGCGGTTGCGAGCGGAAACACCTGACTCGGAGCATCAACGGACAAATCACGAGTCAAGAACAAAAATAGAACAAATTGTGCAAAGTTTTCTTGCCGAATCTATCTCGGGTGCCGGAAAGTGTCGGCGTTTCCGACGGGTTTTCTGTTTTGGACACGGTCATTTCTGCATGCCGTGCCCCAAATCTGTTTTGTGTCAGCGTCGGAAGCGTTTCTGGGGAAATCAAAGGCGGTCCGGAGGAAAATGAGACGGCCTGTAATAGAAGGAGGCAGTGTCCATGGGGCTACCACAAAAGGTATTTTATTCTGTGAATGAGGTTGCAGCACGTTGGGAATGTTCGCTGGCAGATATCGCGGGCTGGGCATCGGTGGGGTATTTCGACATTGTGACGGTCATGTCGTCAAAGAAGGCAGGTGGAGATCCGCGTCTTGAGGGTTTTGTCTGTGTAGCCGTGACCGACGTGTTGCCGATCCTGCGGGGCTACGGCAAAGCAGCAAAGAAAGCTGACTTAGGACGCATGCGGTACTGTAACCTGAGGTCTGGAAATTTCGTTGGCGATTGCGCTGTGCGCCCCTGCCGGGGCATGCCCCGGCAGGGGCGGTCCATTCTGGTATTCCATGGAGTTGCAAAACCAACCGTGGAGGACCG